AGTGTTTTAATATACCAACCGACAGATGTCATGTTATTAAAAATGGTGTAACAAGCTTTCCCAAACCAAGCACTTATAATAAAGGGGATCGTCTTAGAATTATACATCATAATACACCTTGGCGTGGTTTAAATGTTCTGTTAGGAGCTATGCAGTATCTAGAGGGTGAGAATATTGAGCTTGATGTATATAGTAGTTGTGAAGTTTACGGAGATGAGTTTAAAGAAGATAATGATCATAATTACCAAGAGTTATATGATCAAGCAAGAGAATTACCTAATGTAAATTATATTGGGTATAGACCAAATGACTTTATATTAAGAAAACTACCAAACTATCATTTATATGTTTATCCAAGTATTTGGGAGGAGACATCGTGTATCTCTTTGTTAGAATCAATGGCTGCTGGCTTGTACTGTGTTGTGACTAATTATGGTGCTTTATATGAAACAGGATCCGAGTTTCCTATATACATCAACTATGAAACAAATTTTAATAATCTTGCTTTTCAATTTGCAGAAGCTATCAAAGTAGCACGAGACACGCTTCACGAACCTATGATAAGAGAACATTTAGCTTTACAACAAGATTTTGTAAAAAGGTTTTATTGTTGGGAAAAAAAAGCATTTGAATGGACTAATTTTCTTACAGGTGTTTTAAATGCAAAACAATAAACCACTTTGGATAAACAAAACAAAAAAAAGAGATGAATACGATATCAAACTTTTTGTAGCAACTCCTGTTCATAGTGAAGTATCAATACACTTTACACAAACAATGCTTGAGTTACAAAAAGAATGTATGAAAAGAAATATACTTGTAACGTTTCAGTTAATGAAATCTTCTTTAGTTACACAAGGGAGAAACTTATGTGTGAGTGCTTTTTTACAAACAGACTATACACACCTTTTGTTTGTTGACTCTGATATTGCTTTTGATGTTGAAAGCATATTTAAAATGATAAGTAAGGATAAAGAAATAATCTCACAACCGTATCCAATTAAAACAGCTAAATGGGAAAATCTCATTGACAAAATAAAAGGTGATTTTATTAAAAACCCTAAACAATGCCAATTTCATATAAATCAATATCCTATATTATTAGAAGATGAAGAACATGACGTCAAATGTAAAGAGGGTGTTATTGAAGTTACACACGCACCAACTGGTTGTATGTTAATACAAAGACAAGTCTTTGATAAATTAATTAAAGCTTACCCTAATATGGATATTGTACAAAAAACTGTGATAGATGGTGAGTTTAAAGACAGACCACATTTCTATGCTTTTTTTGACACTTATTATGATACTGAGAGTAAAAGATATTATGGAGAAGACTTTGCTTTCTGCCGTTTATGGAAAAATATAGGTGGTAAATTATATTGTTACATTATGGATTACATCACACATGTTGGTGAGTTTCAGTATACTGGTCGTCTATATGATGAGATGACTAAGCAGGTGGTTGAAAAACCTCCACAATCAGAGTAAAATAAACCCTAAGTAATTACTTAGGAGTTTTTTATGTTTAAATGGATTATTAAGTTAATCCCCAAGTTTATCAAAACTTGGTTTATCAATCTTTTATATGATGATATAGCTTCCAAAGGTATCAATGGTGATACTGAATTAGCTTATCTTACTCAACAACAACAAAATTTTTTAAAAAGCATCGGTGGATCAGGTACCTTAAATCCTCACACTGGATGTAAACAATATTTTGGACCATTAGCTATCGGTTTGATGGTTGGTACAGCTGCTTTTGGTATTGCAAAACTTGCTGGTCTATCAACTAAAAAAGCATTAGGTATTGGTTTATTGGGTGGACTAGGGGCGGGTGGTATTAAGGCATTGATGGCTGCGCCCACATCCACTGCAATGTCAACAGGTGTAAGTCAATTAGGTGCTGCCGCAGGATCTGGTTCTACGGCTGCTGCAGAGGCTGCTGCTGCGCTTCAAGCAGGATCTGCTAGTGGTATGGGTGTAGGAAGTGCTCTTCCTAGTGCTTTCCCTTCTGCTGCAAGTATCACTGCGGGTGCTCCTGCAATTCCCTCTGTTGTTTCTGGAGCTGTTCCTACTGGTATTTCAAGTGCCTTTCCTTCTGGTGCCTCAATAGCGGCAGGAGGTTCTACTATTGCTCCGATAGCACAAGGTGCAACAATGACTCCAACATTAGCCTCACAGTTAGGTGAAGGTGCTTCTGCCGTAGGTCAATATATAAAAGAAAATCCACTTACGACAATCGGTGGTGGTGCTACTTTATTAAGTTTAGCAAGTCAACCGAAAACTCCTGCTTATGGAACCACGGCTGAGGGTCCTTTTTCAGAAGAGGAATACAGACAAGCTTATGAACGTCAAAGAGCACGTGTTGAACCATTAAGTGAAAGAGCTGAGTATGAAAGAGATCCAGATTCTTTAACACCTAAAAATATTTATGATCGTCAAGAAATGATGTATGCAAATAAGGGTGGCTTATCTTCATTTAGGGAAGGTGGAGTAAACTACTTACCAAGTAAATCAGATCACGATGAAAAAGATTCAAACAATTATGTTCGTGCTACTGGTTATGTTGAGGATGGTTCTGGTAATGGTGACAAAGATGAAGATACTATGTTAGCACAATTAGCTGATGGTGAATTTGTATCAAGAGCGGATGCTGTTTTAGGGGCAGGTATTATGCAAGGCGCTAACCCAGAAGACTTTAAAGATATGCGAAGAAAAGGTGCTCAGTTTTTTTATAAACAACAAGACCAATTTAAAAGAATTTATGATATTGTAAATGATGGAAATAAAACAAGTTGATATAGAGTGTATAGATGTGTTTTGGGATAGAGTAAAAGGTTGGATTGGAAGAGTAGTAAAACAGACAAATGGACGTCATACTGTTGAAACTACTTACAATCTTTTAAAACAAGGTACAATGACTATGTTTTTAGTTACACATAAAAAACAAATTACTGCTGTTGTTGTTACTCAAAAAGTCTATTACCCTGCAAAGGTTGTGTTAGGTTTTTTATTTATTGGAGGAAAAAAAGTGTGTAAGTATTTAAAAGAGATAGAGGACTACTTTATTAAATATGCACAAAGTTTAGGTCTTGATATAATTGAGTGTTGCGGAAGAAAAGGATGGATAAAAGTGTTGAAAGAACAAAAACAAACTATGAAATTAACAGGGTATGCTTATGAAATTTTTGCTTAAATTATTACCAAATAAAATTAAAATTTGGTTACTAAATGTTCTCTACAAAGAGATTGCAGGTCAAGGGACATGCGGAGATACTGAACTTGCACATATAAATAAAGATGAAGCCTTATTGTTAAAACTTGCAGGTGGTTCAGGAACAATAAATGAACACACTGGGTTAAGACAATATGGAAAAGGTGGTGGTGGCGGAGGTCAACCTGCTCCTGCACCTGCCGCTCCAGCAAATACTACTACGACACAAAGGGAAGCACCTGAGATTGAGGCTCGTAAATTAGCATTATATGATGAAGCAATAGATTTAGCTGCTGTACCTATACCAGTACCAGAGTTTCAAGTTGCAGGGCCTTCTCCTCTTCAACAACAACAATTTCAAGCAGCAGCTAATTTAGGAACGGTAGGTCAACAGGCCTTTCAAGAAGGTATTGCTTCAGTGCTAGGCACTCAACAACTTGCTTTACAAGGTCCAGACATAATGAGATTTATGAATCCTTATCAAAGTTATGTTACTGATGAAATAAATAGACAAGCTGAGATTGGCCGTAATCAACTTTCAAGTCAAGCTATTCAAGCAGGTGCTTTTGGTGGAGGTCGTGAAGGGGTTGCTATGGGTGAACTTGAAACGGGTAGAATACGTTCAATAGGTGATGCTCAAAGACAAGGGTATGAGTCTGCACTTAGAGCTGCACAAACTCAACAATCACAAGTATTAACAGCAGGTTTACAAGGAGCCTCAGAATTAGGTCGTTTAGGAGCTGCTCAAGCTCAGACTGGTGCAAGTGCCGCTCAAGAAATGGCAAGAGCAGGAGCCGTACAACAACAATTAGCACAACAAGCTTTAACGGCACAAAGACAAACAGAAGTAGCAAGAGCCTATGAGCCTTATCAAAGAATAGAATTTCAAAAAGGTATAATGACAGCTCTACCAACTGCTGCATCTACTGTAACTCAAACAACTGCACCAGGTGTTGATCCGTTAGCAAAAGCCGCATCGACAGGACTTGGAGCATATGCTGCATATCAACTATTAAAACCGATGGGTTAAGGTATGGATAAAACTTTACTTAGACCTTTATTTCAAAAAAGATACATGGAGATAAACAAACCACAAGGTTTTGTTAGTGGTGGTGTAGCTATGCAAGCTGATCAAGCTAGACAAAGACAGTCTGGTTTGATGAATTTAGCTCAAGCAAATATTTATACAAATCCTAATACTGGTATCCAACAAAATATTGAAATAGAAGAAACACCCAAACAAGATGTAAATATAACTGAGAGTATAGTCAGTGGTAGAGAAAATCAAAAGGCCTTAGCAGAAGAGCAAGAAGATACAGGGATTATGTCAATTGAACCTCCTCAAAATAAAAAAGATGACACTCTTTCTCAAGAAATTGAAAAATATCAAGCTCAATCCGAAGTAATGAAAGCTACTCAAAATGTCACCAAACAACCTGTTGACCAACCTTTATTTAGCGATGATGAGAAAAAAGGTATATTTGCTGCAAACTTAGCAATTGCTCTAGCTCAACGAGGTGATCCTATGTCTAATTTAGCTATGGGTCTTGGTAGGGGTGCAATGAGCATAGGAAAACTTAAAGCTGCTGAGGCAGAGATAAAAAACAAAAAATCAAAATTTGCCGCAACAAAAAAAGCAATTGACACACGAACAAATAGTCCTGTGTATGTTACTGAGGCTCAGATACAGACGGTAACAAATGCAGATGGGTCTCCACGATATCTTCCAGAAGGTTCAAAAAAATCTCAAGATATTGGTTCATATTTAGTAAGACAAGATGACGGTACTTACGCAGAAAGAATCGTACCAAAATACAAAGTTTTTGAGGCAGTTGACAGTGGTGATTTAACTAAATACAAACCTTTTGATAAAAAAACAGGGGAGTCATTTAAAACTTTTCGTTTTGCTAGAGATGCCTATGGATTCAAAAAAGGTGACCCTGTTACTGTAACAGATAGTGAAATAAAAGAAGATTTAGCAAAATCCCCAGATCAAAGACTTTATATGCCAACTGAATTGACAGACGAACAACAAATGAGACAACTATTACTTACTAACAAAGCAAAAGAAGATATGGAAATAAGAAAAGCACTTAGAAAAGAAATGGATAAGGCAGAAGCTTTAGTAGATTTAATAGGTAAAGTTGACAAACGTTTAGATGTGACTAAGGGTGGAAGTCTAGGCTCTTTGACTAGATTTGTAGGAACATCACAAGCTTTTGGAAATTTTTTAGCTGGTAAAAGACAAACTGATCTTTATTCGGCGCAGGGTAAAGATAATGAAAGATTAATTAAACAAGCAATTCTTAACCCAAAAGAATACGCAGCACAAAATATTGATAATGCTAGAAAACGAGCAGAATTTGTAAAATTAGCAGATGCTTTTAACAAAAGAGTTCAAGCTGAAGCAGCAGGTCTAGAAACTGAAGTCATTGAATTAGCTTACGCTTTAGCTAAAGCGAGAGAAGAAGGTGGACGTTTTTCAGTGAGTGATATCGAATTAGCCATGAGATCAATAAATGCTGGTGTGGATTCAAATCAATTTAGAAGTAGTTTATATGCAATAGGTTCAAGAGTGTTAAGACAACCTCTTAAAAAGTTTAACAGGTTTTATAAAGATTTTGATCCTAAAGAATTAGAAAAAGAACAATTTAAATATCTGGAAGACAGATTAAGATTCTATGACGATCCTTTTAATTATAAACCTCTTGAAAAAGAGGGTGATAAAAGTTTAAAAGATTTTATGAGTTAAAGTTATGAAGTTAAAAAGCATTCCAGAATTAAGAAAAGAATTTCCAAATCTTGAAAATGAAACTGATGATCAAGTGGCAGCTAGGTATTATGATTTTGTAAATTACGATAGAGGTAAAATGAATGAAGATCCATTAGATTATTATGTATTTACAAAATATGTAAACCCAACATCGCCTGATGTAAACTTTCAAGTTTACAAAGACAGTCTAGATCCTGAAGTGGCTAAATCAAAATCAGATGCTCAACATGCATATGATGTGTTTAAAAGACTAAAGGAAGAAAAAAATATAATTTTTGGCACACGACAATTCTTGGATGATTATGCACCAAAGACTGAAGAGAGAGCTGTATCTGGGTCAGGTCAATATGGGCCTACAAAAACAGAAATTGTAAATGTTCCTTATACTGCTGGTGAGATTGCAGATATCACAGGAGACGTTGCTAAAAGTGATCCTGATTTTCCTTCATTTAAAGCAAGAGCAGTGGGAAGCACAGCCATTGACGAAAAAAATCTTATACAAGGTTACAAAAATGTAGGCTCGCAACATTTTGGTGAGGATGTCGAAGTTAGAAAAGGTCCTGATACTGGAGAATTAGAAATATATAATCCTAAATTGGGAAAATTTATGTTAATAAATAAACCAGGTTTAGATGCTGGTGATTTTGGAGCCGCAGTGAGTGACACGGCAATAGCAGTTGGAGAAGTTCTTGGAACATTAGCTGGAGGAGTTACTGGTGCTTTTGGTGGTCCCTTGGGAGCATACACAGGTTCTATAGGTGGTGGTGCTCTTGGTGCTATGGCGGGTGACATGGCAAGAATTTATGTGGGGCATCAGTATTTTGGGATAAATCCAGATGTTGATGGTTTTACTGATTATCTTAATGAAACTATGGCTACTGGTGGTATATCAGTGGCGGCAGGAACTTTATTTGCTGTTCCTGGTATGATTAAATTATTTGCTAAAGGTTCAAAAAAAATGACTGAGGGTTTTGGTGAAAAAGATTTTGAGGCTTTTGTTGGAAGTGCGGAAGAGGCAAAGGATTTAGCAGATAGAGTAAATAAAAAAATTACTGACAATAAGTTGCGTGGTGAACTTAAATTTACTCTTGGTCAAGCAACAAATGACCCAGAACTTCTAGCTTGGCAAAATGCTTTTGAAAAAAGTTCTAAATACGGTGTTAAAGGAGATTTTCATCAATTAAATCAAAATAACGCAATGGCTTTAAAAGAATTGTTTGAATTATATAGAGATGGTTTCGTTGCAAAAAATTTAACAGGAAAGAATCCAGATGGCTTTGATACAGTTATGAAAAAAATGCAAGACAAAGCGTTAGATTTAAACTCTGCAAAAAGAAAACCATTAGTTGATGCTTTAGAAAGTTCTAATAATGATCTGACTGATGCTGTTCTACAATTTCCAGATGGGACAATAAAAGAAGGAGGCATATCTATTAAATCGTCAATAACTGAGTTTCAAGATATGCGAAGAAATGAAATAACAAAAATGTATGAAAATCTATTTAAGGGAATAGATAAGGGGGGTGCTGATGGATTAGGTCTTAGAAAAGTTGGTGTTGAAGAATTAAGAAACACTGTTAAAACTCTTTCTGCCAGAGCAAAAGACACCTTATTAAAAGATTATCCTAGTATGAGTGGTATTCTAAAACTTCCAAAAAAAGGTGAAAAAATTTCTTTTCAAACTTTACATAATACACGTTCTGATTTGTTAAGATTAAAAAGAGATTTAGAGGCTAAAAAGATATCAGCTGAAAATACACCTTCAGAACAACAAATTAATCAATTGGTAAAAGCTATTAACAGACAGATGGATGTAAGTCTTGGTAAAGATGATGTTGGTCTTGCAAAATATAGGGCAATAGATGAGGAAGCAAAAAACTTTTATGATTATTATAATAGATTTGTAGGTAAACTAGTTCAAAAAAATGGTGGAAGATTAAATATTGGTGATGAGGATATATTTAAAACAACTTTTAAAACTGGTAAAACACAACAATCTCGAATCGATGATGTTTACGATGTTTTAAAGACTAATCCTGAGGCTATGGATCTATACAAAAATAACATTAATGAGTTCTATATGCAAATTGTTGATCCAAAAAAAGAAGGTAAAATTGATTTAAACAAACATAAAAAGTTTATTCAAGATTACAAATATAGTTTAGAAAAATTTTTTGGAAAAGATGGTTACAAAGACATTTCTAGAGTTGGTGGTTTACAAAAAAAATTAGATGATATTGAAGTAAAGAACAAAAATTTAATTGCTCAATTGAATAAAACTACAGAGGGACAAATACTTAATAAAGATCCAGAAGATATATTTAAATTTGCATTTCAAGGTAACGAATTTGGTGGAGCAAAACCAACTAAACTGCGAGAAGTTATGGAAATTATCAAAGACGATGAGCTTTTAGAAAATGAATTTAAGACGCTTGTTACACAGAAAATGATGTTAGACACGACTAATCCAACAGATTTTTCTTTTAGTGGTAAAGCTTTTAATAAATTTATAAAAGAAAACAAACAAAATATGAATATTGTATTTAAAGATAACCCACAATATTTAAAAGATATAGATGAGTTTAACAAAGTCTTGTCAATTTTAGATAGAAAATCTACTGACCCAGTTCCACAAAGATTTCAATCTGCTCTTCGTGATCTAATTCGTTCACGAGTTGGTATGTTTACAGTTGCAGGTAGAACGATGACCGCTGGTTTAAAAATAAGCGAGGATATGCTAAATAGAAAACTTGCTGAAATAATACAAAATCCTAAGGAGTTACGAAAATTAATTGATTTAGAAAAAAAGAAACCAAAATTTTTAGATACACCTACAGGTAAACAACTTGTTTATGATTTATTTGGTTCAATCCCTGCAATGCAATATTTTGATACTACACCAGATAAAGAAGATGCATCTTATCTTGACGTATATGAAGTTGAAAAATCTGGTCCATCTATTGAAATTGAAACAGAAGAAGAAATTAAACCACAAAGTCAAGTCGACTCACCAACCGTAGATATGTTCGCTATGGAAACCCCAGCCACGCAACCCGCATCACGGCCCTCGGCTCCTCCAGCTCCACCAGCTCAACAAGGAATAGCTGCGATGCAACCAAATAGATCACAACAATATGCAGGGTTGTTTCCAAATGATCCTTCTGGACAAATGATTGCACAAAGAGGAAAACAAAATGCCTGAACCAAGAACAACTAAAGAACATATTATATCTTTGTATGGTCACATTGAGGGTGTCAAAAAAGATGTAAAAACAATTAGAGAAAATCATCTAGCGCACATTCACGAAGATATTGATAAACTTGGTGAAAAAGTCGATAAGTTGTTATTTTGGTTAATGAGCGGTATGCTTACAATTATTATAACAATTATAGGACTTGTGGCATGGATCCAATAACTATCGCAACGGCGGCTTTCGGAGCAATAAAATCTGGAATCGAAGTCGGTAAAGAATTAAATAGCCTTTCTGGTCATATCATAAAATTTGTCAAACAAATGAGTGATGTGGAAGAGCAACACAAAAAAGAAAAAAGCAAATGGTTTACGTCTTCTAATGAAGAAGCTCTACATACTTACTTTAGTTTAAAACAAGTTCACGATATGGAAAATCAATTAAGAGAAATATTTACTTGGCACGGATCACCAGGTGCTTGGAGTGAATTTGTAGCTATTCGAACAGATATAAGAAAAAAGAAAGTTGCAGCAGAGGCAAAACGTAAGGCAGAAAGAGAAAAACGTATGGTAAATTGTGCTTATGGATTACTTGCAGTAACTTTAATCGGTTTAATTGTATTTTTAATAATGATGTTAAATTAAGCTAAAATCTGGGAAAAAATGACCGATTTTAAGAGCCGTCAGCGACCGTTTTAAGTATAAGTTGACCTTTACTACTTAGCTAAAATACACTAAAATACACTTAGTTAACTAAAAAACCTTATAAGGAGAAAACTATGAGAAAAGGTATGAAATCAAAAGGCTACGCTAAAGGTGGAGCTAAAATGATGAAAGCCATGGGTGGCAAAATGGCTAAAGGTTACGCCAAAGGCGGAACTAAAATGATGAAAGTCAAAAAGACACCCGTTACGGCAAGTAAAGCTAAGACAAAAAAAATGACTGTAGCTCAGTTAAGAAAACAAGCAAAAATGCTCGGTATGAAAGTAAGCAAAGCATAATTTACTTGCTTTATTAAATTAAAATCTTATTATGGGGTATGGCATATCTTATTAAGAACATACCCTATTTTAAGGTCTGGGTAAGAAAAGAATTTACACACAATCACAGAAAATATCAGGGCGAATACATTCATGCATTAGCTTGCGCAGTTACTAGTATTCCTGATAGATGTTTAAGCTTTCAAGTTATATTTACTGGTTGTGAAGACGAAGAGAATAGACTTGAGAATCCCCACGGTGGAGCTATGTGGGCACGAATGCCTATCACGGCTCTTGTGGCAGATGAACCCTTGGAAGCTTTTCCTCCTCCCATTCAAACTCATCTAGCACAACCGTGGGATTGTTCTGCACGAAACTTTGAGGTAATGAAATTTGATAGAACATCAAGTAGTCCGTGGCAATGTAAAATAGATGGAGAATTTTATACTGGCAAATATTATTTTACTGTTGATTATACTGGATCAGAAATAGCTGATGATCCTGCTCAACATAAACAATCACATGTTATTGAACTAACAAGTGGTCCTTGGAAAGGTTGTATCGTAGCTTTACCTAATAATAGAGTAAGAGTTACCTCACCAGCTATGTGGGTCACTGGTCAAGGAGCGCCTGATTTTATACCTAGTCAATGGACTCATAGTGCAGAAGGACATGATAGTTATATGGATTGGGAAACAACTTTTGACAATCTATATGCGAATAATAAAAAAAAATAAATCATTTGAAGTTACTGGTTTTGTAATTGATAAAAAGTACGATTACAAAAACTTTTCTCGTAACGATGAAGAAACTGGACGAACCTATAATGTAGGTGAAAAAAAAATTCCGTCAGTTACAACTATACTTAATGCAACACAAAGTGATGAAAAACGACAAGCCTTAAGAAAGTGGAGAGAACGTGTTGGCTACCAAGAGGCATCACGAATCACGACCCAAGCAGCAACAAGAGGAACAGAAATGCATTATATCTTGGAACAATACTTAAATGGAATAGGATATATTAACCTATCAAAAGAGGGTGCTTTACCTCGTATGATGGCACATACGATAGTTTCTAATCTTGACAAATTTAGTCGGGTATATGGAACTGAAGTTACGTTGAACTATGAAGATCAATGGGCAGGATCAACTGACGTTGTCTGTGAATATAACGGAAGACCAACAATACTTGATTTTAAACAATCAAATAAACCAAAAAGAGAAGAATGGATTGAGGACTATTATTATCAAATCGCTGCTTACTCATTAGCGCATAAGAAAAATTTTGGTGATATTAAACAAGGTTTAATTTGTGTATGCACTAAAGATTTATTATTTCAAAGTTTTATTATGAATGAACAACTGTTAAGTGAGTATGAGATAAATTGGTTTGCTCGAGTAGATAAATATTACAAAAATTTAAGTACCTCTTCACCTAAAGTTTGAGCACTTAAGGTCAGTTTTTGATTAAGACTTTTTAAAACAAACTCGTCTATTGTATCTTTTGCAATCAAGTCAATATAAGTTACTTTATTTTCTTGACCTATTCTATGTGCTCTATCTTCTGATTGTTGTCTTATTTCTAAGTTAAATGAATTACTAAAATAAATAACAGTGCTTGCTTCAGTAAGATTTAATCCGTACCCACCCGTACTTGGGTTGCCCACAAAAAATCTTACTTTGTCATTTTTTTGAAAATTAACAACAGCAGAGTTTCGAGCCTCAACAGCAACATCTCCATATATAGAAACAACAGAAATAGTTCCAAATTTATCTTGTAGTGTTTTAATTATTGTTTCGATGTTATGAACAAAGTTTGCCCAAATAATAACTTTACCATCGACTTCGTCTAATATATTTGTTAGTTCAGTAAGTTTTGCATTTGTAAATTCTTTTGTTTCACCGTCATCAGTTTTTAAAAAACCGTTACATACTTGTTGTAGTTTCAGTATTTCTGTTAATTTATTATTGTATGATGCCATCTCATCCTCAATGATCGCACGACAATTTTCTTTCAAAGAATTATATAATTTAATTTGTTGATCCGATAATTTAATATCTCTTCTTTCGTAAATTTTAGGTGGTAAATCTAGACATTCATCTTTTCTTACTCGAAATGAAAAAGTTTTTATTTTGTTTTCCAACTCACCTAAATGTTGATAATATATAGGTATTAAAAGGTTTTTATTAGCGCCGATTTGGATTTGTTTCATAACTGAGTATCGTGCACGAAAAGCATAAAAGTTTGTAAAACCTAAGATACCAGGTTTGAGAAACTCACATTGGCTAAACAAATCAAGGGGAGATTTTGTAATTGGAGAGCCTGTTAGAATTCTTTTGTAAAGTGCTTTTTGTGACACTTTGCATATATTTTTTGTGCGTTTGGCTTGTCTGTTCTTTATAGATGTAGCTTCATCTATCACAACACACATGCTTGAACTATACAGATTTACTATGCTTTCAAGAGTTTTTACTCCAGAAGCATGTGAAAAAGCTTCAACATTAATTAAAAAAAAGTTTAATTTATCTTTTTTTACTTCAAAATTTTTATTTACTTTATGTATGTAAATAGCCGTTTCACAAGGACAATGTATATCAATTTCATTTGCCCAATTGTGATAAACTGAATTTGGAGCAATAACGACTACCAAATTAATTTTTTTCTTGTAATAAAGATACGCAAGATTATCGATGGTAACTTTTGTTTTACCTGTACCCATCTCCATGAAATATGCAAACTCATTTTTGTCTGCCCCAGCTATTAAGGCTTTCCGTTGATGTTCATAGGGTTTAGTTTTATAATTATATTTTTCCATAATCGTTTATGATTGTATCCTATAATTTTTTATTTGACAAAACAACAAAAAAAATTTATTTATAAAATGAACTATAAAAAAGGAGGTCCCTATGGACTTAGAACAAGAAGCAGTCATCAAAGTAAATACAGAAACTTCTGGTGACATTGCTGAAAAATGTAATAAGTTATTGGATCTTCAGAAACAAATGAAAAAGTGTCAGGATAACCTTAAAAATCTTGAAGAACAAGAACGTTTGCTTTCTGAACAAGAGATCCCTAATTTAATGCAACAAGCTGGCATAAGTATGTTGAAACTCGCAGATGGTTCATCTGTTGAAGTAAAACCTTTTTATGCTGCAAAAATTCCTATGTCAAAAGTTGATGAGGCATTCAGTTGGCTCAGTGACAACGGTCATGGGGATTTAATTAAGAATCAAGTGTCTTTGACATTTGGTAAATCTGAAGACAATGTGGCTAATTCACTTGTTGAAGATTTAAAAAACAAGGGACATAATGTATCTCAAAAAAAGAAAGTGGAACCAATGACACTGAAAGGATTTGTTAGAGAACAGATTCAAAACGGTCATAATCTTCCAATGGATTTATTTGGGGTGTATGTTTCAAACAAGACTACAATCAAAAAATAAGGAGATAAACATGAATGAAGTCGCAAAAAAAGAAGACTCACTTCCTAGTCTAAGTAATCTGGAAGACTTTTCTGGCCAAGGTACAGAAAACATCACAGCTCGTGATACAAAACTACCAATACTAAAAATACTTTATGCTAACTCACCAGTGCTTGATGAAAGTGATGGTAAGTATAATGAAAAAGCAAAACAAGGGGACATTTATAATGAAGTCACTGGCTCTTTATATAAAAGTAAAGAAGGTGTTTATGTTGTTCCGTGCTTATTCATAAATACTTTTAATGAGTGGGCAGATCGTGGAGATAGTCCGGGTAGACCTATTAAAATTCACACAGACCCATCAATAATGAGTCAGACTAGACGAGCCGATGACGGCAAAGATCGTTTAGAAAGTGGTCATTATGTTGAGGATACTGGTAATCACTTTGTTTACATTTTGGATAAAAATTTCAAACCGATTGAAAGTGCATTAATTACAATGAAATCCACACAAAAGAAAAAATCTAAATTGTGGAATTCCATGATGCAATCAAAAAGAATGAAAGGTAAAAATGGTTACTTTATTCCACCATCGTGGGCAAGTGCATACAAACTTACAACTACAAAAGAATCAGGTGGTGGTAACAATTGGTTTGGTTGGGTTGTAGAATTTGCAAGATTCTTAGATCAACCAGATGACAAAGGCACTTTAGAAATCACTAAAGGTTTTTATGAAGGTGCCAAAGAGTCTGATATTTTTGGTAAAGTTGAGTTCGCAGAAGATAAGAACAAAACTGCTCAAAGTGAAACAATAAAAGAAGACGTTCCTTTCTAATGCATAAGGAATTGTTATCGTTGTTTCAAGGCGATGACTCACGATATCTCAAGTCCTCTCTTACGGGAGAGGACGATGAGAGAGGCAAAAAGCAAGCTAACTATATCACGGTTCACGAACCTGTGACTGATGATATTTGGAAACAACATCTTGAAGGTACATTACGTCTAGGATTAAAACCCGAAGTTGAAGAGCAATGTAAGTGGGGTTGTATTGATGTTGACCCTAATAATTACAAAGATTATTCAGAAAAGAAGTACGTTGAGATAATTAAAAAATATAATTTACCTTTCGTGCCTGTTAAGTCTAAATCGGGTGGTTTACATATTTTTGTTTTTTTTACTGAGTTAGCAAGTGTATCAAAAGTTGTAGAAAAATTATCCGAAATAAACACACAATATTTTTTAGCGCAAGAAGTTTTTCCGTGTAATAAAGCCGTAAATATGCCCTATCACAATATGAATGCAACAATGGAGTTTGCCTTTGATCAAAATAATAATCCATTGATGGTCGGTAGTTTCATTAAAATGGCGCAAGAAAAACAAATAAAACCAAGTGATTTTTTTAAATTTAAAGTACAGGAGTATGAAGCAGAAGGAGAATGGAAACACTATCCTCCTTGTGTTCAGAAATTAATACAAGAAGGTTGGAGTGGTAACAATAGAAATAATTTTCTGTTTAATGTACTTGTTTTAGAGATGAAGAAGAATGCAACCTTAACGGTTCAACAACTTGAGGAAACAGCTCAAGAAAGAAATGTACAAATTTTTACAACTCCACTAGGCAAGAATGAAGTATCTCAACTTGCCAAATCAGTTCATAAAGGGGGTTATGAATTTCAGTGTCCTCCTAAACATCCAGAATACAGTCCAATCTGTAATAAAGAATTATGTAAAACAAGACGTTTAGGTATTGGTGATGCCGTGCCAGAAATAATAGAATTTTTTGATAATATAAACTATATACAAGATACAAAAAATATATGGTATGAGTTTGATTATAAAGGTCAACGCATTAGTGTTACACCCGAAGATATGAAAGATGAAAAGAATTTTAGGGTTAAACTGTTAAGACATCGAGTGTATTGGTTAACATTACCAAAACCTCGTAAAGGACCTAGTCCTTTTGAATTACTTATGAAAACTATCGTAGATAAAGCCGTAGAATCTACCGATCATCAGTATAAAGATACAGTAGAAGAAGAACGTTATTCAGTATTAAAAGACTTTTTTGAGTCCCACATTGAACAAGATAAATTTGAAAAACTTAAAGATGGTTATGTGGTTTTAGATTCTAAAACTAATATTTGTTACTTTAAAAAATTAACTTTAGATAGATTTTTAAAGAAAAATGCTGCACGGACTTTTAATACTACAACCGATGCTTTACGTATGTTAGGTTGTGATAGAGTGGATTATAAAGAAGGTGAAAAGAATGTATGGCATGTTGAAATGCCTAACTTTGTGAGCCATCAAAGTATAAAGAAAAAGGTTGATAAAGATGTAAGTGAAATGGATGAAGGGTATCATGACAAATTCAGGAATACAAAAACAGAAAACTCTGCACAGAAAAACGATTAAGATTTTTGGTCCACCAGGCACTGGAAAAACGCACACTTTAGTTGAGCGCATACTTAAAAAACATTTAGCTAAAGGCACACATCCCAAGGATATTGCTTTTATTTCATTTACTAACAAGGCCGTAGACACAGCAAGAGATAGAGCCTTGTCAACATTCACTCAATATACTACTGATGACTTTCAACGATTTAAAACACTGCATAAATATTGTAGGCGATATTTTGAAGAAGAGGTATTTGATCCCAAAGATTGTATGTTGGATTATGCACTGCAAGCAAAGATAATAAAAACGTCTGATAATCGTTTATCTGATGATAATTTTCAATATAAAGATTGGTCATTAGGAGTGTATGATAAAGCACGGAACACGCTTCAAGATCCACGGTTAGTCTACAAAAACGAAAGTTATAAAAGAGATTCTTTAGATATATTCCTAAGAAAGATTGACACTTATGAACATTATAAAAAAGATTCGTTTATTGATTTTACAGATATGATTGAGCGAGCCATTGATGAGGTGGATTTTCCTCCATTAAAAGTTTTGATACTTGATGAAGCTCAAGATTTTACACCTTTACAATGGTCTGTTATTTATAAAATGACAGATAAAGTCGAACGTGTATATTTAGCTGGTGATGATGATCAAGGTATATATAAATGGAATGGTGCAGATCCAAAATATTTTACAACGTACTTCCCAGGACGAAAAGTTATATTACGACAGACAAGGCGTTTTGGTGAACAGATTTATAAGTTTTCACAAATTATTCGTCAAGGTATTTTTGATAGTGTTGCAAAAGATTATGAGTGTTTACCTAAAAAAGGTTCGGTGAGTAGATATTTAAAATTTAATGAAGTGCCCTTTCACAAATTAGAAGGCACTTGGTATATTTTAGGAAGAGTGCGTTCAACAGTAAACGAATTACGAATGGCTGCCAAAGATGTTGGTTTGTATTTTTCAGATAATAAGGGTACAAAAAGTTTTGATTCAAAACAGTGGGAGGCTATCAAAGCATGGACTATGCTTACTAAAAATAAAAAAATAAGTCGTAACTATGCTGAAAATATGTATAAATATATTAGAGAATTAAAGGATTATGATTTCAGAACACCTAAATTTTGGCAAACAATTCCTGAAACGCAGATGTTTGATATTAAAGATTTAAGAGAATGGGCAGGCCTAGATATGGATGACTCGTATAAAAATAAAAGCTGGTGGGAAGTGTTAAAAAGAAACTTTAAAGATAATCAAGTATCGTATTTTGTACAACTATTAAAAAATTATGGACAAAAAAAGTTATCGGCAGATCCTGATATAGTAATAGACACTATTCACTCTGTTAAGGGTGGTGAGGCTAATAATGTGTTAATATATTCAAAAACAAATTATGCATCAACTTTTGATAGAAAGAATAAAGATGAAAAGTCAGATGAAAAAAGGGTATATTACACTGCTGTCACTCGTGCACGAGATACATTACACATTTTATCAACGGATCACCAATTTAATTATCCGATTGGTAAAGATTATTTAATTTATTTACAAGGAAGCCACAATGGATGATGTCAACTTTCCCTCACACTACCGTAAAGGTAAAATTGAATGTATTGAAGCGATTGAAGCCGCTTTAACTAAAGAAGAATTTATTGGTTATCTCAAGGGAGCCATTATGAAATATACATGGCGAGCAAAACATAAAGGTAAAGAGTCTG